TTGATAATCCTCTCCAGGAATATCTATAGTAGAAGCAGGTATAAAATCTAAAATTTTATTTAAGTTACTACCTTTCACTTTAGTACTCAGTTTTCCTGTTCTTGATTGTGGAGAAATAATCTTATTGAAATATTCTGCATCTCTACTTTTCACCTCTTCATCATAACCATATTTTTTTAAAGCTTGTGATAATTGTTTATCTCTGTTGTATATAGTTAAACTATCTCTGTAAGCCTTATATCTTGGATCATCCTTTGACTTAACAACAAGTGGTTTTACTTTACCCCCCTTCTGAAACTGTCCTCCCCATGCAGGGGAATAGTTTCTTCCCTTGTCAGAGTATCCACTGAACATAGAACCCATAGGACCAGTCATCTTGCTGTCATTAGGGTTCTCTTTCTTTCCATAATTGTCTAGCCACTTATTTTGCATGATCAGTATTTTTAAATTTCCATATAAATCCCCCACAAGTTTTTTGTGTCCCATTTAAGGCACAACACAGATTACTTGTACTAAGGTGTAGTATTTCACACGCTGTTTTAGAACTCTCCCATTCTTTGATAAAATTACCACTCAAATCAAGCTGAATTATAGCCTTATACTTTCCTTTAGCAGCATTAATAATTTGAGCCTGACTTTGTGCTTTGCCTAGCTTTTGTTCTCTAAACAACTGTTTATAATCTTCAGACCATTTCCTTCCTGTAGCTTTTTGTTTTATTTTAAGTCTAGCTTCTTCAGAGGTTAAAGATAAATTATCAGGATGTGTTGGTTTTAAGTTATAACCAAAATCTCTATCATGAGTATTTAACAATGTAGCCCAATAGTGTTCCTCACTATAAATTATTTTTTCATTACATTCAACCAGTATCTCGAAAGCAAAGTTTTCCTCACCATATTTATCCCATGCTCGTTGTAGATAACTGTTATTGTGAGTACCTTCTCTCAGCTGTCTCTTATGAAGACCCCATCTTATACTAAAAGACTGTACTGTACACCCAACATAAATATGTTTGGTGATCAGATTGGTTATAGTGTAAACTCCAGTTTTCATTATAAATAAGAGTTTTGTCCTGGTGCCACAATAAATTGACTCACCAGGTGAATTGTACTTGAGTTATCGAGTATATGACGTATGCGTAAATCCTTAGCACGCAGAGGAGCTTTTTTAAAGCTTCTAAGCGTGTAATCCATGTTAGCCTGGTTAAGTACCTTATCAATAGACAAAGACTCACAGGAAGGGCTGAAAATGAAATCCTGAGGGTTTTTAACCACATTCCAGAAAGTATTATACTGGTAGAAATTATCTCTCTTAGTCCACTGGATGGTTTTACTGTCTGTATTATATTTTGGATAGCCCCCATAACTGCTTAAGTTATTCACAGGCTTAGGCTCAAGGATAAGCAGACCTGATGATTGTTGAGCATTATAAATAATAGCCTTGTTGAACCACTTATCATCTGGCTGAACTTTCAAACAGTCAGTAAATGTTCCTGTTGGATTAGGAGTATACATATAAACCTTAGTATAGTCTTGTACATTCTGCAGGATTTCATCCTGATATGAATATGAAAATGGATACTCAATAATGTATGGTTCAATATTATCATAGTAGAAATTGTAGTGCACAACATCTGTTAAGTGTCTCCACATACAGGACTGGTACATAACTTCAAATTTGGTTAGCCTGTACTCATCCTGTGTAACATTCTCCAGGATTTTTACCTTTTTGAATTTACATTTTCCTGTAGATTCAATCACAATCATTTCCAAATCTTCATCTACCTGTAGGGCCAAACCATGTATAAGCTCACTCATTGGGATATCTTTGGCTAAGACATTCCCAAGAGTGTCAGTTATAGTGAATGGACCAAGCCCTTCGCCTCCTTGAGTTAACTTTATGACTATTGTTTTTGACATGGTATTATTATTAAGCTGGACATATTACTGCAGGACAATTGTCTTTAGCAGAGTTAGATGGAATAGTTCTGTCTGTACCACTACCACAACCTATTGGACATGTTACTTTCATTTTGAACTTAGTCACAGGGTCATAGTAGAACTTATCCTCTTCAAGAGGCTGAGAGTTACCAATAGTTCCTGTTCCTGTAAAGGTACAAGTGGTACAGGTATAGAATTCAACTTCATACAAATAGAGAGCACAAGTGGTTGTTGTGGTAGTGGTAGCTGCAGCACAAGATGTTATTGCTACAATTTTACCATCAATACCTACTTCATAAATACCCTCGTCTTCTTGATCTGTAAAGAAGAAACCTGGAACAGCAGGAGTACAATCTCCTGTTCCATTATCACGATACAACTGTGTACCAACATTCAAATCTACTCCAAAGACTCTTACAGAAGTAAGAGAGGATATATTAGACAGATTAGCAAACACATATCCTTTACCTGTACAAGCATTAGTTGCACTTCCTGTTGTAACCACAGTTTGTGGAGGAGTTATAGTAATATAGCCAGTATATAGAGTAAAGTCACTAACATTGACAGGTCTTTGACATGGAGGAATAACAGGAGGAACTGTAATAACAGCTGTTCCTGTAAAGTTACAGTTAGGTACTACTACAGTACCACCTATCATATTACAAGAAAGCGCTATTGTTGAGGTAGTGGTTGTAATAGGGAATGGTGGGAATGTTGTAGAGCTTGTAGTTGTAGTTGGAGGATTTGGAACCAACTCCCCAGCTATGAAAGCAAAATCAGCCTCACTACAGCACCCTTTCTTACCTGAGTAGAAGAAATTATTCTCACCCACGTACCAGTTAGGTAGGTAGCTATGGAAGCTTATCCAACTATTGGTTATAAAACTAAAGGATAACGTCCATGATTTATTACAGAAACTGTCAGAGTCTGTTAAAAGCACTGGCATTTTATATGTTTCTCTTTTAGTATGGACCTCTTTGTAAAACTCCTGTTTATCCCCATCAAATTTGATATCTGTACTGAGTGGAACATAATCAAGTTTGGTGATTATAACCCTGTCATACTTACTGTCATATACCCCATGGAGGCCAATAGCATTGAAGCTATTGTCAATATTCACATCTGGGAAATGGTTTAGTATCTGGAAGGATAGATGATCAGTAAAGAATCTGTTCATTCCACTACCTGGAGCACTTAAATCTTTAGATTCATGTCCCCCAAACAAGAACACTTGTCCTCTCTTAGAATCACAGCTTACCTGACCTTGAGGGATCTTAAGGAGAAATTTATGCTGGCTACCCATATAACCTAAATCAGTTTCTCCATAATCAAATGGAGGAGTCTTTTTATCAAATAAAGACTGTCCTAAATATACCTGCCCACCAGTGTTGGTTTGAGTGGTGTACAATGCATTGTACAACAAAGCTTTGTTCTCAAATCTTGCAAGCACTGCTCTATTATCAACACCATCCAATGAAACTAACTTACCATAGTTCTGTGGAAAATCAAAGAAGCTTGATGCTCTATAGGTTAACCAGTTATTAACTATTGTATTTGTTGTGGACACCTGTTGGTCAGAGAAAATAGCTCTGAATGGGAATATATACTGACACTCTTGGCTGAAATCAAATCCAGGAGGTATGTGGCTATAGAAAGTTTCCTTATTCTGTTTACTGTAAGTTACATTATAATTATACACATTATCATGAAGAATGGACACATTTGACTCCTGTACCCAGTCATCTGGAATACTGGTAGACACATGTGGCCAGAAGTCCCCTTCTTTATTATTAGTAGCCTGTCTAAGGTCAACATTGTAACTTGTTTCTACATAGAAATTTGGAATACCATAAGCAAATAAGTAGAACATACCATCATAGAAAGTTCTGTTTGGATTATTTTCTTTAGGCCACTGACAGTTAGGACAATCAAAATTATGTGCCTTATAGGATATAATATTGACCATAGCAGCTGAACCTAAACCTGGAACAGTAAAGTTACTTAGGATAGATCTGGCTGAATGCCAATACTTAGGATAACCAATATTCCCTAACTCATCATAAAATATCTCACTATCATCAGGAGCATTTACTCTATTATCAATAAAGAAAGGTACCTTGGTTTTATAAGCAAATCTGGTAATAAAGGTATCTCCACCAAATACTGTCTTAGGCTGGTCTTCTTCTGGTAAATTAAAGTTTACCTGATATCCAGTATCAATGGTACTGTATGAATACATCTGGCCCCATTGATTTCTGAATGTATTTTTAATTGAAGCATAGTATGAAACTACACTTATATCATGTTTATCTGCTGGTGCAGAACACTTACCAGGACAATAACCACTAGTAGTGGATATACTGGTTGTAGTTGTAGTAGTAGTGGCTGTTGGATCATTACAAGGAGGTGCTCCAGCACAACCAGCAGTAAATCTGGAAATATCTCTAACACCAGTAGCAACCATATTAGGACTTTCATGTGGAAAAGGAAGAGGTTTAGGGTCTTTATCATCCCACCCCTCTGTTCGTAAGTATACAGAAGTTTCTCTCTGATAGTTATTGATATCAATTTCTCCTTCTCCTACAGCTTGTACAGCAGGAATAAGGTATCTTTTCAAATCAATTCTTCTCTGTTTTTTCTCCATGTCATCAGGAACAGCCACCATATAGTTATAGTCTGCTATGGAGTTGAATGAATATGCATAGTTCTTTCTTGTGATACCATTAATGTATATCTCAAGATAAGCTTGGTAAGCTGTGAATACTGCAGCAGCATCACCTCCACCAACTTGTCCTGCACTGGTAAGAGCATCTTGTTGTGCTTCCTTGGTAAGTAATCTATACTTAGCATTATCCTTAACCTCAACAAAGTGAGCCAATCCTCCACCAAACATTACAGCTTCCAGTTTTAGGATATCTCCAAGGAAAGGTTGGCCAAAGGAAGTCTCTGGTGAATTGAATATTTGTCTGTAAGGTAGATCAGGATCTTGTGTTATTGGGGCTTGTGAAGTCTGTCCTTTACAGGTATCAACACCAGCTATTACAGCTGGATCTATTCTATACTCACATCTACCATCATTAACTTTAGCAACTCCTCCTGTCACAGGTTGTGCATAAAGTAGCTTTGATT